GTAGGTCGCCCTCAAACGAGATGTTCACCTCGGCGGGATTGTCCGAGGGGTGGAGCCCGTAGCCCCAGCCCTGATCGATGGGCGGGAACGGGACCATGCCCTGGGTGCCGGTGACGCAGTAGACGCCCACGTCCTTGCGATAACAGGTCACATCCGCCCCACCGAGCGAGACGAAATCGAACTTTTCACCCGCGCCAGTAACGTTAATTGCTGCTCTTGCCATGATCAGATCGCCCTCAGTGTGTTGTCGGCCATGCGAGTGGTGTTGCCGGTGTGATACACCTTCACCCAGGGGAGGAATCCGTTAAATGCCGTCCTAAACAAAAGCTGATTGTCTCCGTTGTAGAACATCATCTGGGCACCTACCAGGCCTGCCCGCTTGAAGTTGAGACCAGTTGCGTTAATTGATACCCCGGTTCCACCAGGTGAGCTCGCATTGCCGGCGATGAACGCGCCACCAAGATTGTTGTATGCCGCGTTCCAATCGGTGATCAGGACGCCATCTGAGCCGATACCAAAGTCGGCCGTCTTCAATGCTCGCCCCGGCGTGGTGTCAACGTTGCCCACAGTAAGCGCCGCTGTTGCAGCGGTACCCAGCCCCAGACCAGTACGCGCCTCAGGCGCATTCCTGCCGCCGGTACCACCCTTGGCCACCGGGACAACGTTTTCCGTCGCCACGCTTCCCAAGCCCGCGAGTGTTGCACCCCACTGCTGAACAAACAGGTTCACCGCATCGGCCAGCGCTTTGGGATAGCCGTTAACGGGCACGATCCCATAACCCGCACCTACTGCCGCCGCCCCACGGTACGCAGGCGAAATGGAAAGCGACGTATCGCTTGCAGGGTTAATCACCTGATAGATGCCCTGGTCGGGGCCGACGAACATATCCCCCGCACGACAGTTCGAGAACTTGGTGCCCGTACCGACCACTGTCGGGCTCCCGCTCTGTACTCTCACAGTCCCTTCTGAAAACCACGAAGCCATAGGTTGCTCCAGTTAAATACCTGTATAGGCACTTGAAATTAGTTGTAGTAGCGGTCTATTGGGAACTTACAAATGGGAATACTCAGATAAAACCCCTCTGAGCCTTGCCAATAGAATCGATCTAGGTGATGCCTGCCATTGAAGATATGCAATACCGGCACTCCGCCCTCCAAAATTGTGATACCCGCATACTTCGAATCATTGGCAAACCACATTATCCCACGATCAAGACTTGACACACTTATAAAGTCATCAGCATCAACCGATACACCGCTGTAGTAGATATCTACAAAAGTCCCTCTACCAACAGTCCAGTTCTTTGAGAACTTCCCATAGCGAACCACCCTGTCGCTGGACACAAACATTATTCGATTTTGCGCATCACGCACTTCAAGACCATATTCAGATGAGCTGCTTTGGTCAGAGTACTTACAAGATACAAATTCCATTAAGTAATCTTGTAGCACGCTACCGCCACGAACTGCTGACGTGACATGAAACCCTGTCCAGTTACCGGAAGAACCTTCAATTGAGGTATAGAGCCCGAGGGATGCGTGTGATGCCGATATCGTCCTCAAAAATATTTGGGGCGGCTCCACGGTGAGAATAGGCTTGGCAAAGGTAAACTGCCCTTTGCCTTCCTTGTCAGTGTAGCGAGACTGGATTCGGAACTGCCCTCGCTCGGAGAACACCAGAACTTTGTACACGCTGCTGATGCTGACAGATCCTTGATCGTTTACAGCGACAAAACCGTAGTCGTCCATATCAACTCACCTTGACCACCTCTACAACACTCTCCACGATATTGCGCGTCCACATCTCACGGTTTTTCCCGCCGCCACCACCGTCTGGCTCTCGGTAATTAATTTGGGTAATAATCGCAATTCGCGTCCCTCCCAAATTGCTATAAGTAGGCAGACCGCCCCAAGTATCTGGGGAACCAAGCTGGTCATACGGCGCATAGACCTTCGGAGTGATCGTGACAAAACAGGTCGCGGGGTCATAACCTGGAACATCCATGAGAATGTATTCATAGTTAGAACCCTGCCCTCCACCCTTAGCAGCAGGAACTATCATCACGGCCAATTTCTGTAGAGTGAAATCCTCCATACCCAATGTTTTAATGCCATTCGCATCAAATACACTTAAACCAAAGTCCATATCGACACCTCGCCTACAACTTCAACCCAGGGATATAGGTGCAACGGCCGCCATAGGCGACCGCCCACCCTTAACTCCAAAACCACCAGGTCAAAGTCTTAGATTGCCGGTCATTGTCCGGCGTACATCATTGCCGTCATACACAGCAAGGCCGTTGTTATTGAGCAGGATCGAGCCGCCAGTACCATCACCGCGCAGCACGAACGTGCCCGCCTTGACGTTAATCTCCAGCAGTGGGCGCCCCCTGGAGTCAACCGCCTCAGATCGCAGCGTCATGCCCAGGATGATCTCCTGGATAAATGCCTTGTTGATCACCGCCTGGTTGATGAACACCTGTCCACCGCTCACAACGAACGGCGTTATCAGCTGCCCACTGACCTCGTCGACAATCGCGAAGCGCTGTGCAAACGCCAGGATCTCCGATGTTTCCCCGTCACTGCCCAACGCCAGGCCGGCCACTACCTTCTTGCCGTTGGCAATGGTCTGGGCTTTGATCGTCGTCTGGGCCGACACCCTTCCATCGAGATTGACCAATGTTTCACTTACAGCCTGTACGGATGCACTGGTCTCGCCGATGTTCGATTGCAGGGTTTCTGTAGTCCTGGCCAAGGCCTCATTCGCCGAGGCCTGCACCTTCCTCTCGATCTCAAAGTTAGCCGTGGACTCCCAAGCCTTGATTGCCGCAGCCAAGTCACCGGAACCATCATCGCCCCGCACTGAAGCCCGCAGCGCCTCGTTACTGGTCGATTGAGCCGTGATCTTTCCATCAAGATCGGTAACCGTGGCTGCCAAGCTTGACGTGGCGGACGCATTGGCAGCGTCTGCTGCCGTAACTCGGCGTGCCGCGATGTTGCACCACAGCGCCCGACCCACACCATTCGCGACCATGATCCGGGTGACGAACCGAGCAGAAACAGCATTGGCCGGTGCAGTGATACGCCCAGAGAACTGCTTGAACCCCTCACCAGTGGTAGCCGCAAATGAAAATGCTGTCACGTACCCCAGGTTGACGTTGGCGCTGTTGTAGAACTGCATCTGGAAGTTGCCGGTCTGCCCCGGCGACATCTCATCCCCAGAAATCTCCGCCGTCACATCAAACTGCTCCCCCGCCACAGTCAAGATGTTGAAGTTGATGCCGCAAAAGCTGTTGGCATAGAAGGCAAGCGCCTTGCTAAACGCCGTCGTACTGGATGCGGCGGGGACAACGGTTGTCGCTGGAGCCCCTGTTGAAGTAGTCCAGGGATCTACCAGGCCATCCTCGAAGTTCCCCCGGATAAGCAGGTTGTCAAGCTGCTGGCCGATAGAAGCCCGAATACTGGTGATCGCCCCACCCTGCGCCGTGATGGTGGTGCCCTGCTGAGTCACGGTGTTGCTCAGAGCGGTGACGGTCGATGCGTCTGCCTTGGTGTTTGCCACTGCCAGCGCGTCGGATGCAGCCTTAGCCGCATCCGTGGCCACCTTGTCGCTAACAGCCACCCAGGCGGACCCGGTCCAGCGTTTCGGCGTGTTTGCGCCTCCGGTGATATCGATCCACAGGTTTTGTGGCAATTGATCGGCAGCAGCCGGTGCCGCTGCCTGAACAATGACCTTACCCTTCCCGCCGGCCAGGGTGCTTGCATCGTTTGCGGCCTTCTGAGCAGCCGTCACGTTGGTATTGGTGATACTCAAGCTGCTTGCCAGGGCAGTAGTTGCACTGGCGTTCGATTCATCACCGGTGATCCGTGCCGTGCGCTCGTCCACAACCGAGGCGACCGAGGCCGACGGCGCAATACGACCTATAGCGATCCAGTCCACCTCGAAAACATCACCCGACGTTGCGCTTAGCCACAGATAGAACCTGGTGATCGTACTGTTCGACCAATCGGTGCCGCCATACGTAAGCTGGGACATGTCCCACTCAACGATTAGCGACTGCCCAATAGCCAACCCTGGATCTGGAATGATCTTGTTGAACGATGTGCTCGACCCGTGCGACGGCGTCACATAGGTAACCTGTCCAGTCCAGCCGCTACCAGCCCTGCGGGTTATCCGGCAGCGAATACGATCATGCTCGCGCCCGTTGATCGACGTTCCCGGCGAGTTGAGATAGGCGTTGGCAGAAGTGTTCGTCACGATCATCCGCCCGGTTTCGACCGACAAATCACAGCGAGTACCGCTCCAGCCCTCTACCGTCGAAGCAAAATCGAAGTTCAGCGCGGTGTCGAACCCGCCGGACTGCGCCCTGATCGTGCTGATCTGCGAAGCCAGTGCGGTGTCGGCATCGGTCCGCGCTGTCGTCTCGTTGCCGATGGCAGCGGTATTCGCCGCGGTGCCAGAGGCTACAGTGTCGATTCGCTGGCCCAGGGCAGAGTCAGCATTCGTGCGCGCAGTGATCTCGGTCTGGATCGCCGCAGCGTTGCCGCCAGTTGCAGCGGTGACAGTATCGATCCGCTGGCCAAGCGCCGAGTCAGCTGCCACCCGGGCGTTTGCTTCGCTGGTGATCGCGGTGCCGCGTGCCTGCGCCTCGGCCAACAACCCCTGCGCCCGCGCCAGAGCCTCATCACTGATTGCCTCAGTTCGTGCAAGCGCTTCTTCGGCCAGACGTTGAGCCACAGAACCAGCAAGTGTCGACGGTCCATCGATCAGTTCAATACGATCCCTGAGCGGCTTCCAAAGTGCTCCCTCGCTGATCTTATCCGCGAAATACTTCTCGTATTCGCTCTGGTCCGAACTGGCCTGGCCATTGACCGCGCCAGGGATCGGGAAGAACGGCCCGACGTTGCCGGTACGGTCCACAAGGCGCGCCCAGAAGAACAGGCTCGCCCCCGCCAGCAGGCTGTGCATTTCGTGCGAGGCCTGCGGGTAGCTGAAGTCGCTCAGCTTCTCGGCCGTCGTCAGGTCCGGCGACTCGCTGTACCAGACCTCCGTGCGCTGGGTGTCCTCGGCACCTGGTGGAAAGCCCCACTGGATACCGATGCCGTAGACCAGGCTGGTGGTGGTCAGGAACGCCACCGCCGGCGGCAAGCCGGCCTTGCCTTCCAGGTTGGTCAGCGCGGACGTGACAGGGATCGAGGAAACGTTGAGCGCACTCACTGCACGCACCCTGGCCATGTACTGCCCGGAATAGATCCCGCGCACATCGGCCATCAGTTCACCGGTACGCGGTACCGGAACCCACTCGCGGGCGCCCCACTTCCATTCGACGTCATAACCCACGGCGTTTGGCGCCGCGTCCCAGGCAATCGACATGACGGTGACAGCAATGCCCTGCTCGATCACTACGTGCTGACTCAGCATCACCCGGGCAGGCGCGTCCTGGGTACCGACAGGAATGCCGGTGATTGGCCGGGTATCGACCACGGCGCCGTTGTCGACAGCAGGGAATTTGCTCGGGTCGTGCTGGATCACTTCGAACTGGAACTGGTGCCACTCCGGCCGCGTGACGTTGCGGACGTAGAACTGCATCAGCTTCAGGTCTTCATAATCAAGGATCCACCCGCTTTCCGCCTGGGGCTGCTCGCTGAAATCTGCCATCACGGTCACGTCACGACCGGCAACCGACTTGACTATCCGCCCTTCGGACTTGCCGCTGGGCAGGTTGACCAGCAGGCGAGCCCCCACCGGCACGGTGGTGTCACGGTCGAGCGTCACCACGCGCCCAGCGGCAGACGATATGCGCCCGCCATTGTTCCGGCCGACCAACATCGGATCCGCCACGGCGATAACCTGGCCTGGCTTCGGGATGTCGCCGTCGAGTCCGACGCGGAACACACCGCCCTGGGTCTGTAGCTTTTCGGTCAGGGCCGCCCACTGCCCTGCGCGCTGGGCCTGGCCCAGAGAGGTGCATCCAATAGCGCCGACGGTGGTTTCACGGACCATGCCGCCGAGCTCGACCATTGCCTCATCGTCGAATACCGGCTCCTTGTCGGTTTCGAAACCCTGGTCCGGGTTATCCCAGGACACCATGTAGAGCGTATGGCGGTCGCGGGCCCGGGTGCCTTCGTACTTGATGGCGCCGTTGTTCAGGATCTGCGTCTGGTTGTAGGTGTACACCGGATCACCCGGCATATCGGCATTGACCACGATCTGGCTGCCGTCCCAAAAGGCCAGGCCGTGGAAGATTGAGGCCAGGTCCTGCAGCACCGCGTAAGCCGCAGCCTGCTTTTGGAAGTACAGGTTGCAAGTGAAGCGGGGTTCCATGCCACCCTTGCCGTCCGGTACCAATTGATCGCAATACTGGGCAATGCGGTACAGAGACCAGCGGTCCACCATCGTGGCGTCGATGCGGTCACCGAGGCCGTAGTATGGGTGCAGCACCAGGTCGTAGAAGATCCAGGCGGGGTTGTTGGTATAGGCCTCTTTAAACGTGCCATCCCAAATACCATTGCTCGTACCGGTGCCGGATGTTGCGTAGGTGCGGGTCTCCGCGTCGTAGTTGGAGGGCACACGAATAATGCGCCCACGCATCAGCGCCGCAATCTTGGCGATATCGCCGCCGAAGGTCTGGGCGTCGTACTCGATGCTGCTGACTGCTGTGAGCGGGTATTCCTGATCGCTATCGACAACCTCGGCGATGGCCTTGACGACCATCTGGTCAGCCACAAGATCGGAGTTAGCGTTAGGAGTCAGGCGCCGGACGCGAATAGTCCAGCGGCTGCCCGCCGGCAACTCCAGGCGGTGCGCGCGTTCGTACTCGGTCACGTTCTTGCGATCAACAAACGAGACCAGCGCTTCGACGTATGGGCCGTTGTCGGTCGAAATATCCACGGCGTAATCAATGCGCACGCCGTTGATGTTGCCGGCGGCATCCTGGCTGCGCAGGGTTGGCCAACTCAGGCGCAGGCGAATAGCATCACTCACCGAGTTGGTAATGGTGTGCAGCCAGGGCGTGCCGAAGATCAGCTCCTGCTTGACGTCGATCTCGTTGCTGGACTCGGTATTGCCTTCCAGCCGCTCCTGATTCAGCTCGCCATTACGGAACTGCCATTTAACGCCCGGGTAGTTGATCGTGCCGTCAGGAGCTTGGACCGGGGTGCCGTCCAGCTTGAGAGAGCGCAGGCCATCAACCAGCCCAACAATGGGGCCCCAGCTCCAGAGATAGACGATGCGGGCAGTAGAGATCGACGGAACGCTGTTCTGAGCAATGCTCGGCTTTTTCTGTTTGGCCTGGCCGCCCTTGCTGCCGATCACGGCGCGGCGCGTGCGAGGGGCTACACGCCGCGTCTTCTTTGCTGCTGCGCTCATGCGCCCTCCAGAATGCAAAAACCCGCCGAAGCGGGTTTGGGTGTTGGGATTGGTTAAATGTTGTCTTGGGTGTAGACCCCGCCGGACTCAACCGCCCCGCCGATCTCCCGCTCTCCATAAAGCAGCGGGTAGGGGTTGCCCTGGGCGATAGTAGTGACAGCGCCGCCGAAGCCGTAGCTCGGGTTGTTGCCGTCGTCATTCTTGCTCTCGGCGCTGGCTTTGGTGGTCGGCGACAACATCTGCACAACACCGCCCAGCCCTACAGCGGCGCCGGCGGCCAGAAGGCCCATGCCGAGCGTCGATGTGGTGCCGCCAGTGAACAGGCCGGCCACGATCAGCACCACGCCGAGCAGCGTCTGGAACATGCCCGCCTGCTTGCTGCCCTGGACGATTGGCTGAATACGGATGTCGCCGTTATCGCTGCCCACCAGGTCAAGCTCCTGCTCGCCAAGATTGCGCTCGTCGACGAAGACAGCGAACACCAGGCCGCGCTCTTCGGCGGTGCGCAGGTACTTCTCAAATCCCGGCTTCATCATGCACAGCGCCGCCATGGCATCCCGGAAGCTGTGAACATCCAACGTGAACTGCTTGCCGAACTTTTTACCCAGCACACCGCCGAGCTTGATGGTTCGCATTGTCATGGTCGGTAATCCTTGTGCCGCAAGATCAGCTTCACCCGGTTGGCCATCGACCACCCGTAGATCTCGCGGGCAGCCAGCCGTCCAGGCATGTGGTGGTAAATGAACGGGCCAGAACCGCCCAGCTTGGGGGCTGGCTCGCTGGTAAGCGCCGGCTCATCACCGAGGTAAATCACCGCGTGGTTGGGGAAGTAGCACTCCCGGCCCGGGGTGGGGATTTGCAGAACAAGCATGTCGCCCCGCTGCGCCTCGTTGACCTGGTAGAAACCGGTGGCCGCGAAGTTGTCCTCATAGAGGCTCGGACCGTCCTTCTCCTCCCACCACAGGTCGGCACGCTCGAAGTTCGGCAGTTGCAGGCCAGCCTCCCGTGCGTACCAGTCGCGGCACGCGGCCCAACAGTCAAGCAGTCCATGGGAGAAGTCCCGGCCCAGCAGCGGCGCCTGGAAGCCCGAAGGCTTGAACCACTCGAAGTCGCCGCCGGGCCAGCCAACAATGCCCCAGGGCAATTCGTGCAACTCGCAACTGACGCGGTCGGCCATGCTTGGCGTCGGGGCTTGGTCGGGGTGGCTGTGGATGATCGCCAGCACTTCGCCGCGATCTTCGGCCTGGGCCATATCTTTGTGGTCGATCCGGAAGTGCTCGCGTGGCGTGGTAGCCAAGTTCGCGCAAGGCACGTACTCACGCCCGGCAGCAGCCTTGATCAGTACGCCGCACGCCTCATTCGGATGAGCCCGCTCGGCGTGCGCTCGAATCTCGTCCTGCAATTTCTGGTTGATACGCATGGTTACCTCGAACTGACAATGATGCTTGCGCCCAGCGATCCACCAAACCGCCTGGTGTTTCCACGCAGCTTGCAACTGCTCCAGCGGCCCGGGCACCGATCCTCGGAAGGGTTGTCCGTGGGCTGGTTCTTCTTGTCGAACATCGCCGTTCCCGTATAGGCACAAGCCTCCTGCCTATACCCGCCACGGCAGGCCCACCGGCACAACTTGGTGATCTGCTGGGATGGCAACATCTGGCCTTCCATGTCCGTGGGACTGGAAAGCGAGAACGTCACGGATATCCCGGGGAGCGCTTCGGTCTTCTGCTCGATAAACCAAAGGTTCGTTTTGGCCTGGTTGCTGGCTTCAGGGTTTCCCTCGGGGAAGTTGGCTGCATCCAGGAAGTGGCGGAACGTTTCAATGACCTTGACCCGGGCGCCGGCCAGGTCGCGGAACTGGAAGCACAGGGCGGTGATCGCCCCTCGCACGCCGCCGAGCTCATCATCGACCTGCAGCGTGGGGGTGGCTGGTCGGCCATCCCCACGTATATCAAAACCCTTTGAGTCAATCTGGAGCGGCGAGTAAAGCTGGCCCTGCCAGATGATGTCACCCTCATGGGCATGGCCGTGGAATCGCCAAATCGTGGCACCCAGGCGCGTGGCGTCCAGCTCGTAGAGCCTGATCTGGTTACCGGGCTCGAGCTTTTGAATATCGGTGTTGTAATTCATAGGGCCCCAGAAACAAGAAACCCCGCACAAGGCGGGGTCTGGTGAGGGTTAGGGTCGGGGGTTGAACACTTGCTTGACGGTGAAGGTGACGGTGTAGATCTCCATGCCAAGGGCCTTTTTCTTGTAGCCATTGGCGCGGTACCAGCCTTCTGGCTCCCCGGGCGGTGCATACCTGAAAGCCTTGTAACCTTCGTGCCGGTCCAGGAACGCCAGAAGCTCAGGCAATTCCTCTCCCGGCAGATTCTCTCCGGTATGCACCAGGTTCCATACCTGACTCTTGGTGTTGATCCCAACTCCACCAGCCTGAACCATCCCATCACCAAACTCGTTTTCCCAGGTGCGCTGGCTGACATCACCATCGGCGCCGACTTCAACATCAAAATCAAAGGTCTCAGCAGTCATCGCTTCCACAGCAATCCCCCCTGCCCCATCTCGCGCTGCAAAAAGCCCCTGAATTGCGTTTCCTGCCCTGCACCGATCATCTCACCCTGGCGACGCGCGTCCTGGTCGCTCATACCCGGCTGGGCCTGAACCGTGACCTGAGGGCTGTACACAATCTGCGTAGGCCCGCCCGGCGCCGAACCGCCACCGCCTGATCCGATCATTCCTGGCCGGCCATCGCTCATCGCCTCCAGCACTCCCGCGCCGATCTGCGCTTGTGGTTGAGCGGTGTTCAGCCCGCTGTCGATTCTGGACAGCATGGCATCGAGCTTCGCGCTGGTTTGAGCGGTTGTTACCCGCTCGCCCCTTTGCAGAAACCAGCTGCCATCTTCAGGAACCGAGTCGATACCGTCGTGCGCCATACCTGCCAGCGCGGTCATGCCCACGGCAGAAGCCAGGGGAGCAGTAACAGACATTGCTGTTGCCATAGCCGCCGGCGCTGCTGCCGGGCCTATGATCGGGATCGCCGCCGTAGATGCGTACGCATTGAGGCCCGCGGTCAAGGACATAGCCTGAGCGTTTGCCCCCAGTGTGCCGGCGGCGCTTGCCTGAGTGGTCTTGCCCACCAGCATCTGAATGCCCTGGTAGATCAGCCACTGAGCCGCCATATCACCCAGCGCCTTCAACATCGATTTGGCGAAGTTGCCGACCATATCGCCTAGCGCGTCACCAGCATCCTCTGCACCGCTGGCCACGTCCGAGAAGAGAGTGCCCAGCCCGCCAGTGGCCTCGCTAAGTGCCGTGTTGGTGATGTCCGCAGCCTGGGCCGAGTAGTCACGGGCGGCATCGGCATAGTTCGCCCATGCCTCGTTTACGCCATTCATCCAGTTCGTTTGCTGCTCGTCCGTTGCAGCGTAGAAGTCCTGCTGGTGCTGCAAGCGCTTGTCGTACTCAATTTTGAGGACTGCTGTTTCCTTGGCGTAAAGTGAGTCCGTGATCTGGTCGGTATTGTGCAACTCCTCAAGGTTGGCCACATCAGCTGCATATTTTTGGCGCAAAGCCAGATCAGCACGCATCCGGTCGCGGGCCTTGTCACCCATTCCGACGCCAGCCAACTCCTGGTCGAAGCCGTCCTTGGAGGTCTGGGTGGTCAGTGCCTGAGCGTTCCTGAACGCTGTCAGCTTGAGGGCCTCCTCATTGGCCTTCTGGATCTCTTTGAGCTTGTCCAGCTCAGCAGCCAGCCCCAGGAGTTCTTTCTTGCGTGCCTCGCTCAGGTTGCCGAGCTTTCCTTCCTGAAGCTCGAAGGACAGCTTCATAACCTCGGTGGCATCTTTCTGCTTGTCGCCCGTGGTGTTGATCAGCTCGATCTGACGCTTGTAGCCTTCCTCGGCGGTTTCAAACGACTTGAGTTGCTGCTTGGCGGCAGACTCACCCTCAGATGCACCTTTCCGCTTAGCCTTGTTGGCCTGGTCAGTGGACTTCTTTTGAGCCTCGATCGCATTCGCTGCCGACAAGATCGCAAGGCGGTCCGTTTCAGTGAGCTCTGCATGCTCAGCGATGTAGCGATTGGCGATCTTGATCGCGTCGCCGCTGTCCTGCAGGCCGGCCAGCTGCTTCTGCAGAGAGTCCAGGTACGTCTGCCCGGCCGTACTCATGCCGGCCTTGGCAGCGTTGTTCGCATGAGTGGACGAGGTGTTTTGGTCGGTGACGCCAGTGAGCACGCGCAACGTTTCGGCGATCAGGCCGGTGCGCTGGTCGGCGTCGCTGACGGCGCCGGCCTGGGTGATCCATTGCTGAATCGTTGCGGCCGGCAGTTGCAGACGAGTTGCGACCTCCTGAAGCACAGGTGATAACCCCTGCCCAGAGGCTCGCGCCTCGTTTAAGCGATCGATCAGCCCCTGATACTCCGCCAGCTGCCGGTTGTACTGGCCGTTGGAATCACGAGCCGGTGCGGTCACTACGGCAGAGCGAATCGACTTAGCCAGGTCGCCATAGGCATCCCGAACCTTATCAGTGGCATTGACCTGTTCCTGCTGCCACTTGACCAGCGACGCTTCGCGCTGGTCCTTGTTGAGCTTTGCGAACTCCTCGCGCAACTGGGAAACCGGCTTCTGCAGTTCATCTATGCTGACCCCGGCCTTGTCGGCACCGGAGCCCATTGCAAGGAAGGCCGTTGCAGTCAGGCCCAGGGTCACCGCCAACCCCACGGGGCCGCCCAGCAAACCGAGCAGCCCTCGCATGGAGCCGATCTTGGCTGCCTTATCAAGCCGCTCCTGAGCGGCGGTCAGAGCATCAGTGGCAACCCTGGCAGCTACCTGTTTCGGGATGAGCTCTGACTGCACAAGCGACAAGCGAGCCATGCCGACCGATGCGGCCACCGCGGCCTCAGCACCAGCCAGCAGGGAACGAGCATAGATTGCCTGGGATTCGGCAGCGGCCACTGCCGCCCTTGCCGAAGCTATCGCAGCCCCTCGCTGGGCAAGCATGCCCCGCGTGCTATCGATGAGCGCTAGGCTGCTCTTGATCATCGACCCAGCAAACGCACCAAAGGCGCCAGCAGCGACAACGATAAGCGTCGGCTCCAAATGTTTCGCAAGAAGCCCAAGCCCTTGCGCGAGGATGCCTGTCGCGCTTGTGGTTTCATTTGCGCGACCAACCAGATCTTGGAATGCGTTACCAATATTGTTCAGTGCGTCAGCAACAGACGTTGACATATCGACCGCTGCTTTACGATTCACAACAACCGTGTCGAGCAGGCCCTTGTTAATATCGGCAAGAGCCAACTTACCAGATGCGCCAAGAGCTCTAATTTCCTTTTCTGCCAGGCCTGTCGCCGCGGCGATAGCCTTAACCACTGTGGGCATGGCGGTCTGAATTGCCACCCACGAATCTGCATCGACTTTTCCGGTCTGCAAAGACTTTGAGTAGGCGGCAAGCGCGCCGGCGGCCTTGTCAGCGCTCGCAGCGTTCGTCACCAGAAGAAAAGAAAAGGAATCTGTTATATCAAGAGTTTCTTGCGTGTTGAAACCAAGGTCTTTCATCACATCCGCAGTTCGAATGTAAAGCTCCTGAGCTTCATGCAGAGGCCGATAAGTTTCTTGGGCGGTTTGCAGAAGGTGTTGCTGGACTTCCTGATATTCCTGGGAGGACCCCGTAGCCATCCGTAGACGGTCAGCCATCTGACCGTATTCATCGGCTTGCTTAATAATCGTGCCAACAAGGCCGGCGCCGGCCAAGGCCGCGAACGCACCTTTTATCAAAACGCCCGCCTGCTGGGCTGCCTGGCCGGTTCTGTCGAAAGCCTTGTCCACGCTGAGGAGATTGCGATTAATCCCGGCAGACGAGCGATCGACTACTCGGTCAGCATTCGCCATCTCAAGGCGCAACTGGGCGGTCGTTGCCTCGATGCGGACGAGCATCCCTTGTACGTCGGTGTCAGCCATGATCACTCCAAAAAAAAGCCCGGCACTAGGCCGGGCTTTAAAAGTCCCAAATGATAGAAATTATTCAATCCGACTTTATAACCACTTCTCCCTTCCAGTCGGTATCGAATATACAGGCTGCACGCCAATCCGATTTTAATCCCGTCGCGCTTGTCTCTTGAAAGCCAAGCAGAAGACGGACATTGCCGTTCGGCGCCAGATGATAATTGGAGTCTAATACTTCACGAAAACTCAATAACTGCTTATTCGGATAATGATTGGTTACTAAAACCTTGCACCTTTCAATAGCGTCTAATTTTCCGATTGCTTTTTCGGAGTTTGCCCGAACAGTTCCGCCGCTAGAGATATCATTGCTAGTTATTTCGTACCGCTCGCCAGATTCACAATCAACCATAAATCGAAGATTATCTAACGAGCTCTCTCTTCGCATAAAAAGTACGCTAACAACGTGCGCGCATTTCTTAGTCGCGAGCATAGCCGCCTGGTTCTTCTCCTGATTCACTCTTGGAATAAGATCCTTATATTTCCCATAGGTTGAATCAGACTTATCACTACCAATTATTATAGAATTATCTTGATAGTCTTCCATAATCCAGTCATCAATTACTCCTACTGCCTGAGAAGTAGCAGTCTTGGGAGCCTCTTCGCCACCACCACAGCCTGACAAAATCAACAGTGCAGCCGCATATATCCACTCACGCATAAATCTCTCCCTTTAAAGTGGAGAGAATAATGCCTGATCGTGGAGCCGCATCAAAATCATGCCGCCTGCCTGCCCGTCAGTGCCTGCCTCAGCTTATCGGCCACAGTCGAAGCGGATGGCTTGCCTGCCTTGGGCTTGGCCTTACCGCCGCCAAATGGGTTCGTCATCTGTGCCCACTCGATCTTAGCGTCCATGGCCAGGAACAGTTCAGGCATTGGCGTGCGCCACGCCAGATCGGGAGGCCAGCCCAGCCACCCCGTGGCCACCGCGTAGAGCCGGTCAACATAGCTGCCGTCTTCTACGGCACTTACGCCGCCGGCCTGGCCTTTCCCGTGTTCGGGCCTTTCGGGTTGTACAGCGCCACCAGGTAAGCATTCAGCTGTACTGAAACCTCCAGCACACCAGCCTGCCAAACCTGTTCGGCAATAGCCTCTGCAGCCTTGCCTTTCAAGCCTGCGCCGCCGGCGATGATCACCGCGCAACCGTCGATGCTCAGGGCGTTGATTGCCTGGGAGGCGCCGCGCAGCCCGCCGAAGTGAGCCTCAATCGCCCGAACCGCCCCAAGCGTAGGCTGGAGCGTGTACGTCTCGTCATCGAGCTTGATGTCGACGGTACCGTGAAGAGTCTTGCTCATGTTTCGAATCCTTGGGGTTCGGGGCCGAAGCCCCTAGGGTTAAGGGGTAACCGGTACCGGGAGGATTTCCAGGATGTCGGAGTTAATGGCGATGGTGACGTTGCGGCGAACCACGTTGTCAGCGGCGCCAGGGGCGACCGTGTTGTTCATCACCTTGCCGCGCTGGTAGAACGTGGTCGGCAAAATCGCCGGGGTTGCATCGGGGTCGCCATCGTTCAGGGTGATCTTGATGTTGTAGTCGCCCTTGCTGCGATCCTTGTGAGCGATCTTCAGCTTGGCCTGGCCCAGGTCACCGTTGTCGAGGCCGACAACCAGAGTCAGGTCACCTGCATCGGCGGTGCCCTTATACTTGCGCACGCGGCCATTGCGCAGCGACGTGAAGGTCACAGAGCTGAACGTATCGCCGAACTCGCCCAGGTCTTCCACTTCGCCGATATCGACATAGGTGTCAGCCTTATAGAGCGCTTCGGTGTCCGCGCCGTTCTTGCTGCCGATGCCGATCCGGCAGCCGGCGGCTGTGTTGAGGTTGTCTTCGGCCATGGGGGTTCCTCCAAGGGCACATTGGATAAAGCCGCAGGGCGGCCGGGGTGTTGGATTTAGTGGGTGGTGATAACGCGGACCGTGACCGATCCCTGGTACGTGGCGCCGTCAGCATCGCGCTGGGCGTCGGCCTGATCGACCCTGACCGATACGGCCCGGCCAACAGTTAACGGTAAGCGGCGCTCATCCAGAGCCGCCACAACCTCACCGAGGATCTGCTTCACCTCGGCCTGGCCGTGGGCGTCCGACCACACAGAAAGGTAGATCAGGCGCTGCTGACGCTTCCTGCCGGCGATGGGCGAGATGTTGGTGCTGATCTCCCGGTCAAACGATACATACGGCATATCGGTGTCCATGGGCGCGCCATCGAAGACCGGACACGACACTTCGGCCTCCAGCCGAGCGAACATTGCTTCCTGTAATGCAACAGATGGATCAGGCATCGCTTGCTCCCATGCTGGCCTTGCGCAAGGTGCTGGCCACTGCAGCGCGGATGCTGGCCAGGACAAACTCCCGATTCACGTCCTTTGAAGGGCGCAACCAGGGGTGAGCCGGCCGGGCCGGGATATCCGGGTATTTGCCGTAGAACGTTGCCCCGTCGGATTTGTTCTTCGTGTCCCTGACCCGGATCGCATTGCGGCGCCCTGAAAGCTTGGACTTGTCCCTGTTGTTGGTGTGCTGCCCGCCTACCGCGTTCCGGTCTCCGCGCCGGTAAAGCGTGCCGCTGTAGCCCTTCGTTCCGTACTCGAGGAAACGCAGGTAGAAATACCGCATGTACATGCGCTTTCCGCGTAACCCGATTTCAGCATTGAGGCCGCTTTTCGAGACAAATACGCTAAGAGCCGCAGCGCCAGCACCAGTGTCATGAGGGATCAACTTCCGCTGGGTGGCCAGGATCTGGTGAGCAGCCTCAAGCATGACCGGCCTCAGCTCGTTATCCATCGTTGCGTGGATGTTGCGCAACGTTTTACGAAGCTTGAAGTCGCCGGACATGCGGGAGCGACGGGCAGCCATGGCCTACTCCTTGGCTCTGGCCGGCTTTTCAGTTGCGGGCGTTGCTTCGGGTACAGGCTCCACCAGGCCGCGCGCGACAAGATCGGCGCCGAGTTTGGCGTCGACCGTAAACTCGTCACCCTTCTCCCGGTCGCCAGTGGCGCCGGACAGGGTTCCCAGGGCAATTACTTTCATGATCCACCTCTATGGGTTGGGTACGTTGGAACACGGCAGCCGCAGCATGGTGTTCTCGTTGTCGATCAGCGCAGCGCCGATCAGGTAGGTGGTGGTGATTCCTTTTGCCGTATGCACCAGGCGATTGCCGGCCACCGCGTCAGCCCTGGGGCGGATGCGGATCTCGGCGATGATTACCGCCGTAAGCCTTTCAGCAACAGGGGCAATGCGGCCTGTAGGCATAGTGATCTCAGCCCACAGCTTGCCGACTTCGACCCAGGCGACATCGGATCCGCCTGATTTGCTCTTGGTCAGCACCGGCTTGAACATCGTGCAGCGGTGACGCATTGGGCCCGCTCTCATATATTCACCCAGCGATGAGGCTTCCAAAGCGCATTGGTCGCCATTGGCAACTCAGCAGTGATCGTTCCAATCACCACAGTCTCGCGACTGCTGTACCAATGACCGATCAGCAACAGCGCTCCCTGCTGGATCGACTTGCTCATCCGTAGCGCGTTGCCGACTGGATCAGGCAAAGCCGACTCTGGGGCGATAAGCGTGCGATTGGTCCAGGTCTCAAACGCGCTGAGGGCTGCATCCCTGTAGCCCTCAATCAGCGCATCCTCGTCGTCATGGTCGACCCGTAAGTGAACCTTGACGATGGAAAGATCAATCACCCGCTGGCACCAGGGCCTGAAGCTCTGGCTTCTTCAGCGCCGGATCGAAGTCGATACCCTTGGTGGCAAGCCACTCCTTCAGCTTTGGCACCGTCATTTTGAGCGGGTCGGTTTCGGTATCCGCGATTTTCTGAGCCTCGATAGCCGCGTCAATTTCTTCCTGAGAACTGCGCGACGCGTATCCTTCGGGTGGATAGTTGACGGCCTGATAGCCAGCCTCGACAAACTCGGCAATGGTCGGACCATCCAGTTTCAAACCATTGGCGTCCAGTTGGTTGAGGTAGGACGCCACGCCCAAGTGCTCAACCGCCACCAGCGCGCAGCGGTCAGAAACATCCTGCTCGCCTACAGGAACCTCAATCACATGGTTGCCATCCACTGCGAAAGGGAACGGTTTTTTCACTAAAATAATCGGCATAAATACTCCAGGAGGCTGGGCGCCCGAAGGCGCCCGCCCAGTCAGGCAGCAGCGCTGAGGGTGAGGATCTTCACGGCCTGGGAGTCAACCAGCATGCCGCCGACGCGTTTGGTGGTGTAGAAGCCAACGAACGGCTTATTGGTGTACGGGTCACGCAGCACGCGGGTACCGATGCGGTCCACAACGGTGTAGGCGCGCTTGAAGTCGCCGAATGCGATGGCGTTGGCGTCAGCCGCAACATCTGGCATGTCTTCGTTTTCGGTGATGCCGTAACCCAGCAGGACCGAAGGTGCGCCTGCTTCCAGGCCTGGGCGCCACAGGTA